TTTATTTTTGGAATGTGCCAAACACAAGCACATACAGTATGGTGTACTGGGCAGTAAATCAACTTGACGATATTACAGCCTCTAATCAAGACACAGACGTTCCTTACCGTTGGTCTGATTGCATATCAGCAGGTCTGGCTGCAAAGCTATCTCTAAAGTATGCACCTGATCGATTTCAATTACTAAACGAACTTTACGAGAGAGCTTTTAATTTCGCAGCATCTTCTGACAATGATGGTGTGAGTTTACGAATACAACCAACAGCATTGAATTTGGCATAGCATGGCAAAATACGCACGAGGCAAAAAATCATATGCGATAAGCGACAGAGGCGGTCAGAGAGTACGCTATACTCAATTGAAGACCACTTGGGATGGCTTGCGTGTTGCCCCTGATGAGTGGGAGCCAAAACATCCACAGCTCACTCCTGCCAAGAATATTATTGATGCACAGCAATTATTTCAACCTAGATCAACTGGGCAGAGCCAAGAAGACGTTGTAATTTACCTTGCCCATACGTTTGATCCTTTTATCCCAGTACAGGAAAGACCTCCTATTGGATGTCCTGGTCATGGCTTTACAGGATCAATAGACAGAATAGATTTCGAGGCTTACCCAGAAGTAACAGGTCAAGCAGGTACAGGTGCAGTTGGCACTGAAGCACTAGAGCTTTCTATCAATGAGGCAGGTGTTGCAGGTACTGGTGGTGTCGGAGTTGAAGTCCCAGTCGTAGAAGTGACAGGAGTTTCTGGTGGTGGAGGATCTGGTAATGTCGGTGTCGAGGCACTTAATCTATCAATTTTAGAAAGTGGAGTTGCAGGTACAGGTGGCGTTGGGGCTGAAGTGCCTCAAGTTAATGTAATCGAAACTGGAGTGGCTGGTACTGGTGGTGTTGGTAATGCCACTGGAGTAGTAGTCGATCAGGAGTGGGGTTCTGGAGCTTGGAATGCAGGAACTTGGGGTAATTAAATGAGCTATACAACTCTAGTTGCAAATATACAGAATTTTGTTGAAGACGATTCAACAGAACTGAGCAACTCAATCAATACGATAATTGCTCAAGCTGAAGAAATGGTCTTCCAGAGATTGGCTAATCTGCCTTGCTTTAGAAAGATAACGACAGGCAATCTGGTTGTTGATACTTTTGACTACACGGTTGCCTCCGCAAGAATGATAAGACAAGTCTCCGTAACTGACGCAAGCGGAAATGTTGATTATTTAAATCATAGACTGGATTCTTATTTAAGAGATTATTGGCCTAAGTCGGCAACAACTGGAACGCCAATAATGTATTCAACTAAAAATGCAACGACATCAGGAACAGTCATTACACTTGCACCTACACCAAGTGCAACTCTTGCATATCAAGTTGATTTTATCGCTCCAGAAACTGGTTTAAGTTCAAGCAATGCAAACACTTGGATCGATACAAATGCTCCTGCTGTTTTACTGGCAGCAGCACTTTATGAAACTTCTGCTTTCCTTAAAGCTGGAGAAACGCTAAAACTATATAAAACGCAATTTGATGAAGCTGCACAATTATTTGTTCAAGAGATGCAAAGAGATTACGCAGCAGAATATAACGGAGGTTTATAAATGGCTATATCACAGGCAATGTGTACATTGTTTAAGAAGGATGTCCTTCTGGGTGACCAACACTTAGATTCAGACAGCATCTATATTGCACTGTACACAAGTTCAGCAAGTCTAGCTGCAACAACGGACGGATATGTAACATCTGGCGAAGTTGCGAATGGAAACGGATACACCACTGGTGGAAACGCTCTCGCAAGTAAGACCGTTGAGGAAAACAGCACAAGCGGAGTTTTTGATGCAGCTGACCCAGAGTGGACATCAGCAACATTTACGGCACGAGGTGCTTTAATTTATAACAAGACGCTGGGTGATGCTTCATCAAACGCTAGAGGTGCAATTGCAGTTTTAGACTTTGGTGGTGACTTCACGGTTGCAGGAGGAACTTTTAAGATTGTCTTCCCTGCGAACACTGCCTCCAACGCAATCGTAAGGATAGACTGATATGGCAATAACCTTTGTAAATGATCTCAGACTCAGTGAAATGGCTACTGGTGATAACTCAGGCACATGGGGCAATGTCACTAACACGAACTTAGAATTAATTGGTGAGGCTCTAGGCTACGGCACAGAAGGCATCACAACCAACGCTGACACGCATACATCAACTATCGCTGATGGCTCTACAGACCCTGTTAGAGCTTTGTATGTAGAATATACAGGTACGCTTGACTCAGCTTGTACAATTACCATTGCACCAAACACAGTAAGCAAAGTCTGTTTTATTGAAAACGGAACATCTGGCTCTCAAAACATTATTATTAAGCAAGGATCTGGTGCAACAGTAACGATCCCACCAGGAGATACTAAGGCTGTTTATTTAGATGGTGCAGGATCTGGAGCTAAAGTTGTAGACGCCTTTGCCTCTTTGTCTGTTGTTGACCTCAAGGTTCAAGACGATCTGACGGTTACGGATGATGTGGCGATTGGTGGATTAGCCACGGTTGGTGGCACTCTTGGTGTGACAGGTATTGCCACATTTACTGACGATATAATCATTGGTGACGGTAAGACTATTGGCTCTGCAAGCACAGTAGGTGCTATTACTATTGCTTCAGATGGCGATACTACTTTTTCCGCTGATGTTAATGTTGGAGCAAACTTTGATGTTACTGGTAACGCTGTAATTGATGGCACTGCCCTAGTAACAGGCGTCCTGACCACCACGGCTGCGACTGTGTTTAACGGTGGGTTTGCTAGTAATGGTGCTTCTACGATTAGCAATGCCTCTAACGACACACAACTTACTCTTATCTCTACAGATACGGATGCTACAGTTGGTCCTAATTTAGACCTATATCGTAACTCTGCTAATCCTGCCGATAATGATGTTGTGGGTAATATAAATTATAAAGCTGAAAATAGTGCAGGTGAAATAATTACGTATGTAAGACTTATTGGTGCTCTAGGTGATGTTACAGATGGCACTGAAGATGGTGAAATTTATATTCAAAGGATGGTGGCAGGGGGTAACGCTTCTGTATTATCTTTTACAAGTGGCGAAACTATTTTTAATGATGACTCCAAAGACATAGACTTCCGTGTTGAATCAAATGGCAACGCTAATATGCTGTTTGTGGATGGTGGAAATGATAAAGTTTTAATAGGTACTAACACGCCTCGAACTACATTTTATGATGACAGTTTTGGGGCGCAAGTTCAAATTGAAGGATTAGCTACCACCAGTAATTATTTAGGTTTGTCTATAGTTACTAATTCAAACGATACTAATGGTGGCTTTATTGCTTTAGGTAGCACAAGAGGAACTGCTGTTAATGCTACCACTGTATTACAGGCTGGAGATGCTCTAGGTGCAGTAACTTTTCAAGGCTCTGACGGCTCTAATATGATTAGTGGCGCAGATATTTTTGCGGAAGTATTAAGTGGTGTTGGGGCTAATGATATGCCAACAAAACTTATTTTTCGTACCAATTCTGGAACCACAGCTCCCGTAGAAAGAATGAAGATACAACACACATCAGGTAATAATGTAGTTATTGCTGACGGCCTCACACTCACAGACGGAAACGTAATAATCGGAGGTGCAGGTCACGGCATTGATTTCTCTGCACAGACAGCTACTTCAGTCAGTGGTGCATCTACTACGTCTGAATTATTGGATCATTATGAAGAGGGAACTTGGACTCCAGTGTGTGCTGACATAGGCGGTAATCTCGCAACTATGTCAGCCCAACGTGGTAAGTATATTAGGATTGGGACTCTTGTTATAGCCAATTTTGGATTTACTATTTCTAGCAAAGGCAGCATGACAGGTAATTTTACTTTTGTCATAGGCATACCTTTTAGTCACTCAGGAAGTAATGCAGGAACGATGATGATAAACAGATTTACTGGTTTAAGTGGTGCTATAAGCAGTATGAGTGGGGAAATCGGTGGTGGGATAGGCACTGCTGGATGGTTCACAGATGTAGCAGGGACTGGCAGCACTGGTGATGGTTATTTAACTGTATCTCAAATAAGTGATAGTTTTTTCTGCCAAGGCACTATGGTTTATTCAATAGTTTAACCCCTAGTTGGGAATAAAAATTAACTCTGTTGGATTACAGAGTCGGACAGTCCATACAAGGAGATAAAATATGGCAAACGGTGATATAACAAAAGAAATAGAGTACGACAAAATAGAGGTCGTGCAAACTTGGTCGATACAAGTTCGCCAAGCAACAAAGCTAATGGAAGAAGTCTCCGATGGCTCTAAGACAGAGCTTAGTCGTTCTTTTCACAGGCACGTCCTTGTTCCGTTTAACTCATCAAAAGATGACAATGGTGATTGGACTCACACAGCCACAGACATCTCAGGTGAAGCTGCATCCGTACAGGCTATAGCTAATGCTGCTTGGACTGACGATGTTAAGGCTGCATACAAAGCAATGCGTGAAACACACGACCAATAACCCCAACCCCGAAAGGAGATCACAATGGCTGAGAAAAAAACAAACACCATTACGATCAACGATAAATCTTACACTGAAGACCAACTAAATGATACCCAGAAGGCAATGGTGAACCACGTTGCTGACTTAGACAGAAAGATTGGCTCTGCTAATTTTAACATCGACCAGCTTAAAGTAGGCAGACAGGGTTTTATGACAATGCTGACTGCATCGTTGGCATCTGAGTCTGAAGAGGAAACTAAAGAAGCATCATGAAACTAGAGGAGCTGAGTCGTAGGTTGACCGTTGTAGAAGTTCAATTAGAAGAACGCTGGAAAGAAACGATCCTTAGAATAAAAAGGATAGAGGCTATTCTAATTGGTGTTGCTGGGACGATAATTATTCTCCTTGCCAATATAGTTTGGAGAATGTGAATGTATGAGTACG